CTACCGATCGAAGCGGAGTCGGCCACCGATTCGCGCAATCGCTCAGCGAGGTCTAGGTAGAACTGCGCCTGCTCTTGCGGTGAATCGGTGACCCCCGCCGCGCTCCGCTGGAACATGCGGCCAAAGCGCGCCGCGATCGTCTCACAGCATGCCGCTGCAGCCGAATAGACGTTCGCGTGCTCCCCGAGGTGGAAGTTGATCTCTTCATCCGTCATTAGCGGATGATTCGAATCCGTATCCTGGATCATGAGACGGACCTTTGCGAGGTCAGTGCTCAGGCTCGTCGGGGAATAAGTGAACGTCAAAATCAGCCCCTATCAGGTAGACACGACCTCGGAATAGAGGATGTAAATATCACCGAGGAACTCGGCGAAATCGGTGCTGCCTGCGGTGTAGCTCACGCTGCTTGCGGTGATTCCGTCTTTGTTCAGCGGCTTCCGAGAGTGGACACCATTCCGCCCGTTGGCGTCAGTGCCGGCAACGAAATCTCGGAGATACGCGCCGAGAGTCGTCGAAGCGTAGAAGCTATCACTCGACCCCACGGTGAAAGTGGGCTTGCCGTCGATGACGCCGAGAGCTGACACACTCACACCGTCGAGGAATCCATCGGCGTCTCCGTCGGTCTCGGTGGACAGTAGGCCAACGTCAAGGGTTTTGGTCGTGCCTGTCGCTTCGGCGGTCGTCACGTCAACCCATACGTCATACACGATGCACTTAGTTGGGAGATTAATCGACGTGTCTTGCTCCGATCCAGTCGGAACCGATGCGATCGGAATTTTCTCGATCTTGAGCACGGCCTCTCCGAGCACCGGATTGTCGATGATCATTCGGCCGCGCTGCCTGCTAACTGCGTTGCTCATTCTTTAGTCACTCCAGTCCCGCGGTCGAACGGTCAACGCAACCTCGGGCTCGTCATCGTAGGAAGTAGGTTCCTCGTGCTCCATCTCATCGTAGTCGCAAAAGACACACGCGAAAGCGTCCGAAACCGGGGCCTGCCTCAGCGGCATCCCGCAGATTTGGCAGACCCCGGAATCGAGCTTTCGCATGTTACGCGACCACGCTGGAGAAGAAGTAGCCGAGGTCAGCGCTCACGACCTTCATGTCGTAAGCAAGCTGCGCCTCGATCTTCACGCCATGGCGCCAAGGCATGTCGAAGCGGAGCATCGACACACCAAGGTCGTTCAGACCATTCAGGCCGGACCACACGAAGGTATAGCCAGCGCTCGGGGCCATGATTCCCGGTGCCGGGGCCGAGTAGCAAAGCAGGGCATGCTTGCCGGCGATCAAGGCGTTAGTGTCGGAGCTCGCGCCCTCGGCAGAGGACACGTAGGAAGCCTTGGAGACCAAGATCCGATCCAGGCCGAAGAAGTTCGCGAGCATCGCTTCGTTGATCGAAGACGCGCTCGTATACTTGAACTGCTCCCGAATCAGAGGATGATCACAAAGCCGATTAAAGACCTGGTAACCAAGCACCAAGGTATTGGGCTCGATACCTGTGGAGGTCAGCACGGTCTCCTTGCCGACATTCACGTCCTCTTTCGGATTCGACGCGCCGTCATTCCACTGAGTGGAAACGGTCTTGTCGGTGGTCCAGATCGAGGTGCTGAAGAAGTCGGTCACGAACTGAAGCTCTCGGGCGATCATCGCCTTGTGCATCAGGATCTTGGCCGCGTCCTCTTCCGCGTCTCCGGGCGAGTCGTAGTTTGCTGCGGTCTGCTCGTCCACGAAATGGCCGAGAGCCCACACGTCGCAATCGTAGGTGGCGCTCGAGAGCGTGTACCCAGACTCGAAGGACTCAGCACCGGGGCCAAGCCGCTTCAACTCGTTCCGACGAAGATCGTCAGCGGTATAGATCCTATACTTGTTCGACTTCTTCTGAGAGCCGACGGAAGGAAACACCTTGTCGGCAATGAAGTTCGTCTCGCTCTGAAGATGAGCGACCGAGACATCAGTCAAAAGCGCGTCAACGTGGACGCTGCTCAGGGTTGGTTGGCTCATTTATCCTGCTCCTTTCCTTAAGCAGCGCGCGCAATGTTTGCGCAGTTGATGACAGCAACGGCTAGTTCTCCGGCGGCGCCGGAAGCCTCGATCACCTGACCGCAGATATATTCAGTGGTGTCCGTGCCCGGAACCTTAGAGTCGGCCTGAGCATCAGCCGAAGTCCCGATCAAAAGACCCACGGTCAAAGCGGCATCCGAGGACACCTTCGAGACACCCATCATGCGGACGACGGCCATTCCGCCGCTACCGGGGGCATTCTGAAGAACGCCGATCGGCTTGTCGGTGGCTCCGGTGCAGAGAGCAACGGTGTCCGCCGCACTCATCTTTACAAACTTAAACTGAGCGGCCGAGAAATCAGCGCCAGCCTTGAACGTCAGGTCGAGAGAACCTGCGCTGGATGCAGAACTCATTTAGCGAACCTCCTCGCGATAGCGGGCCTTCAGGTCTCTGTCAGCCTTGAGCACGGCCACTCGGGCCTGGATCTCAGTCAACTCGGGCTGCGACTTCCGAAGCTCGGCAACCTTTGCGGCAACCTGCTCCTTAACGTCGCTGGCGTCTCCGTTGTGACCCTTCGACTTGAGAAGCTCGGACTTCTCGATCTGCGCGCTCATAGCCTTGAGCGACTCCTCGACCTTCGAAATCGCGTCGGGATTGCCGGATCGGAGCCCGATCAGCATGTCGGCCTTCTCGTCAGCGGTGCCGGGGACAGCCGCGAAATCCTTCTCGGCCTTGGCGACGAGCTCTTTTCGGAGCGTCTCACGCTTCGAATCTTCGAGCTTCTTTTCGAGCTCGACCCGCTTAGCCTCGGCATCAGCCTGGGCCTTGCGAATCTCTTCGAGCTCAGCCTTCACAGCGGGATCAGTCTCGGCAGCCTTTTCGAGCTTCGAGCGCTTGTCCTCGTCGGGCTTCTTCTCGACCTCGAAACCGAGAGCCTTGGCAATAGTGGCCTTCGACTCGTCATCGAGATCGAACGCGGTTACAGCCCGGAGGGCCACGCGAACCGAATCATCAGCGCTCTTGTTGAGCTTGCTCTCGGCTTCGCACTCGGTCTCCAAGGCAGTCTTCAACACTTCAGAAAGTGCCATTCTGCTTGCTCCTTTGGCGAATGCGATGCGCCTAAGATTCGCACCGCGTTTTACAAGGGACACCTCTTTAGTTTTGGCATCCCTCAGAATCGTTTTCACAGTTCGATAAACTCCACGTCCGGTTTGTCGCTTTCTTTCGCGGGCTCCCGGATCCCAGTCCCGCCAATGCTCACGGCGCCGATCTCGCCCTTCTGAAACGCCGACCATTCGGCATCCCCTTCGAGATGAATCCCGATCACCCAAGATCCTGAGGTCACTTTGTCGTCGCCGAATGGCAGGACGTAGGCCTTGTGTGGCTCACCTCGGATCGCTTTCTGGTAGTCCTCTTGCGACGGGTAGCGCTCGATCCACGACTCGACCACGGACGCGCTTGCTAGCGCTTCGTGCTCCCGGCCGATGACACGCGACGACTTGAGAAAATCGTGTGCCGTGTTCTCGACCTCGTTCGGTGGAATCCAGTCGCCTTGCGCGTCTCCGAAGAGATAGGGATCCAGAACGACGCTATAAACGATCCGCTTCGCCTCGTCGGCCTTCCGGATGGAAGCGCGGAGCGCCGGGACAAATGTCTCCGACTGCGAAGATTCTAACACGGATTTCCGGATCGTGTCAAGTGACTTGGCCAAGCTTTGCTCTGATTGCCTCGTTTCTCGGAGCCCGGCCGGGTGCGTGAGATAGTGGACGTCATATTTTCCTGGCCACGAAGCGATCCAGGATTCCGTTTCTCGACCTAACGCGATAACATGGGCACCATCGGGGATAGTATCCCGAGCGCCTTCGCCGCTCACGATCACACCGGGGAGAGTCGAATAGTGCTTCTGGATCTTCTCCTCCTGCTCGTCGGAGAGCTCGGTCTTGCTCAAGTAAAAGATTCGTGCCGAGACCCGTGGCCTAGTCAAAGAAGCTTTTCTAAGAAGTGCATATGCCCAGTGTGGCAACGCGACTTTCGCGAGATCAAGCGCTTTGAGTACTGGCGACATTTTCGTCCACCTCTCCGATGATGGTCGCGGCTTGGTCTTCGGGGAGACCGAACAAGGCCACGATCATATTGACCCCAGATTGGACCGGGATTTCTTTCGCGTGTACCGATCGCACGATCTCGACAAGAGACTGTGTTCCGCCGACTCCGATCTTTTGGGATAGCGGGTCGTCTCCGATTTCGCTGTCGTCCTCTTCGGCCGCCTTCGGAAGGGGGAGATCTGCGCGCCGAAGTAGCTCGCTTTCGAGCTCCGCATTCGGCGTGATGTGCGGGCCGAGACCTTGGATGAACGCCGCCAAGTCACTGATCGACGCTTGCGTGATATCTCCGTGACAAATCGCTGGCCAGAGGTCCTCGCGCACCCCGTTGAGCGTCATCAGATCTGCAACCATAAATCGGTTCAAAACGTCCGCGACGGAATCGAGAAGTGCGTGCAGCGTGAGAATGAAGAATTCGGTTTTGTTGCGGTCGAGTGCGAAACTACCGACCTGGTTTCCAATGGTCACAAAATTAGCGTTCAGCGTCCGAGCGATCGATTGCTCGTACCGAACGATCGCGGCTTCGAGGGCCATCGAATTCTTGCCTGATGCGCTCAGAAGGCTGAATTTGTAGCCCGTCGGATTCCCGTCCCGATCGACAGAGGACGGCATGAGCAGGCCCATCCGCTCGTCCATACGGATCTCCTGCACGATCTTTTCGAAGTCCGATCGATTCGATGATGCCGACGAACTCGGGTCCATCACGTCTGGCGGAACTTCGAGAACTGGGAGCCCTGCGATGTCGCGCTCCAGACCAATCGCCTCGATCTCTTGAAGCCGCTTCAGTAAGTACCAAGACCTATATGCGTTCCTGAGTAGCGATCGACCCTCCGGGTTGCCTGCTCGGGTCGTCGTGCGAAACAGGACCGACTTTTCGATCGGGATTAGGATCGGCGATCCGCGCTCAGACTGTTGATACATGCCGGATAGGCCGTGCTGGTCGTCGAAGATCCAACGGTCGAGCGTTTCCTGTTTTCTCAGTTCGAGCTTTCGTAGGCCAATCTTGCCATCGGCAAAGCGCGATTTCGATTCGCCTTGCTCACCTTTCCGAAGCTTGAAAACCTTCTCGTGGAGTGCCCATCCGTAAACGAGCATCGAAAAGATTTCGGCGATTGTGTCCGTCCAGCTGAGGGACATGTCACTGAGAGCGCCCTTCAAGAAGTCGGCTTGCTCCATCGCTTGCGGGGAATCGTCGGCCGGCTCGACTGGCCAGTCTACTTGACGGACGAGCGTTTCGATTCCATTGAATACCGCGCCGACTGTCGCGTCATTGTCGCGCATTTCGCGGTAAATTG